GTCGCAAACAACACTATCCGTGTTATTCGTGGCAATGACTTTTGTACGGGTTTTTTTGTTTCCGGCCGGACGTTTATAACATCTGGCCATATTTTTAAATCTCGTACAGATGACTCGTACAATCACTCTGATCCTATAACCCTTATTCATAATAATAGTTCTACTCCCACAACTTTTAATTTTGATCCTTCTCGTCTTAGCGTAGTTGGTAAAGACAAGGATGTTGTCTTGTACCGCGTGGATTCTCGTATTGGTGCCCGTAAAACTCTCACACATCTGTTCTATACGGGAACTGTAATCTTAGAAAATAGGAAATTGGCCGCGATTAAGTTTGATGGTGAATTCATCAAACGGTATTATGGTATGTTTCATAAAGATAAATTGCAAGTCTTGTATAATCCGAATCTCTATCCAAATTCACAATCTCTTGTTCACACAATGTTTAGCTACAATATCCCTGGCAGCAAAGGTGATTGTGGTAGTGGTATTGTAATTGATGATGACCTTTTGGGTTCCAACCTTATCGCTGGAATTCATAGTGGTTATAATCATAATCAAGGATATGCTGTTGGCTTTTTGGTAACACGACAAATGGTTTTGGATGCTCTCCAAGTTTTGGATGAGCGTCTGGAGCCCGAAATTGTGCGTTCAGAGACCCAATCTGCATATTTTACTGAAGTTAAGGATGACGATAAACTGGTAGCTAAATTACCTGGCTCGACAGTTCTTGAATTCAAACTCGACAATCCCATTACTCAAAACACAAAATCCTCTGCCACTCCCTCACCTCTTTTCAATAAAATAGTTGTAAATACAACAATTCCCGCCATTCTCAGTCCTAAAGATCCTCGCCTTCCTGAAGGTCATGATCTTTTCCGTGGACAAATAAAGAAATACACACACAACGCTATCCCTTTTACAAAAGAGGAAATAGATAGCGCAATGGAAATTGTGTATGAAGATCTCAATGCTATTCCAACTATTACCCTCCGCCGTGTACTCACAGAAGATGAAGCTATTAATGGGGTTCAAGGTTATCCTTTCCTTGATTCCCTAGATATGACAACGTCTGCTGGTTTTCCATTTAATTTATCCCCTGCACTCCGTGGTGAAAAACGTAAGCTTTTTACTGCCACAGCAGAAGGAAAATACTCAATCTCAAATCCAATTCTCCGCAAGCAATTGGACGAACGGACTGAATTTGCCAAGAAGGGCATCATGTCAAATGATGTCTGGATTGATACACTTAAGGATGAACGTCGTCCTATTGAGAAGGTGTACCAAGGTAAAACCCGCTTGTTCGCCGCTTCACCATGTGCTTTTATTATTCATTCTCGTAGATTTTTTTTGTCTTTTGTTTCTCATTTTTATCAATGTAAAAATAAATGTTTCTCAGCTGTAGGTATTGACAAGTCGAGCACAGATTGGAATGATTACTTTCTGCGTCTTCGTGAAGTCAGTGATGTTGGCTTCGCTGGTGATTATTCCAATTGGGATGGTAGTGTTCTATATGAAGTTCTTCAAGCTGCTTACGGCCTCATTAACCGTTGGTACAATGATGAACATACATTGGAACGCAGAACCATAGCCCAAGAGGTAGGTCAAGCACGCC